CAAAAAAACAACAGATAGGCAAGGCAGATAGTCTAGCAACTGTGCCTGTGAGCAGACTAGGAGGTACACAGTTGGTAATGGATGACGGCAACGATAGATTCCACAGGGAAAAATCTGCCGCCGAAGGGCCAGTAAAATACATCGATCTATTAGATCCTGCTAACCAACGAAAAGGCGACACAGGATCTGCAACTATCCCAGCCAGTGAATATTTTAGAGTAAGGACTAGAACTGGGCACCAGATATTGATGCACAATTCAGAAGATTTGATCTACATTGCTAACGCTCGAGGTACCGCATGGATCGAATTAACCAGTAACGGCAAGATAGATATATTTGCTGAAGACAGCATCAGTGTGCATACTCAGCAAGACCTCAACATACGTGCTGCTAGAGATATAAATTTAGAAGCAGGTAGAAACATCAACATGCGAACTGAATCAGGCAAGTGGCATGTAGAAATAGCTACAGACATGGAGTTTCTCGTCAATGCTGATGCCAAAATCACAGTAGGTGCTAATCTTGACATACTAGTAGGAGCCAAGACTAAAATATCTACCAACACCGATTTAGATATTGCGTCCGGAGCAGAAACCAAAATCAGTTCTACAGCAGATATCAGTCTCGGCAGTGGTTCTGAGCTCAAACTCAACGGCACCAAGATCAATTTTAATGGACCAAATAATGCAGAAACTGCGGCCGTCGCAGACTTTGTACGCCCCTATGATCTCAGAGATAATCCAGCTACCAGTACAGCAGCAGGCTGGGATAAACGATATCAATCTGGTATTGTGAAAAGCTTCATGAAACGTATACCTATGCACGAGCCGTGGGCCTTGCATGAACATAGAGCACCAAATTTATTGACACCAGACAAAACAGATAGGGATACTTAATCATGGCCACAAGACTATACAATCAACAAACAGCATCACAACGTTCTGCTACTGTGACGCAGAATCAAGGGCAATTTACCTACAAGGGATTCAGTTCTAATGAAGCCAACAAGAACTTCAAACTCTATGATATCAATCTTGTCAAACAGGATTTGATCAATCATTTTTATATTCGCAAAGGCGAAAAGTTAGAAAATCCAGAGTTCGGTACAGTGATCTGGGACATGCTATTTGAACCATTCACTCCTGATGTCAAGGAAATCATAGCCAAGGATGTGGAAGCTATCATAAACTATGATCCCAGATTTGCAGTCACTGAAATCAACATAGACAGCACAGATCAAGGTATGCGTATACAAGCGGATTTGGTGTATATTCCTTTTAACATCAATGAGCGCATGACCTTGAACTTTGACAAGACTAATAGAGTAATTAACTAAGCAGTTTATTTTTAAGGGTAAATATTGGTATGACCACAACCAGCAGACAAAACAATCTCATACTAAATCAAGATTGGACTAGGATCTATCAAACGTTTAAAAACGCTGATTTCCGTAGTTACGACTTTGAAAATCTGCGTAGAGTTATCATCACCTATCTACGTGAAAACTACCCAGAAGATTTCAACGACTATATAGAATCATCAGAATACATGGCACTGATAGATGCTGTGGCGTTCTTAGGACAAAGCCTGGCATTCCGTATAGACCTTGCCAGCCGTGAAAACTTTATTGAATTAGCTGAGACCAAAGAAAGTGTGCTACGTATTGCTCGCATGCTCAGTTACAATGCCAAACGCACGGTTGCAGCCAGCGGATTATTAAAATTCACAACAATAACTACCACTGACACTATTGTAGACAGTAACGGAAAAAATCTTGCGCAACAGTTAATAACTTGGAACGACCCTACAAATGCCAACTGGCTAGAACAGTTCCTTGCTGTGTTAAATTCTGCTATGGCCGATAACACTGAATTTGGTCGTAGCCAAGGTTCTGCCACTATCCAAGGAATCCCTACAGAACAGTATAGATTCCGCACATTTAGTGCTGATGTGCCGTTGTTCTCGTTTACTAAAACTGTGGCCAGCAGAGGCATGAGCTTTGAGATAGTCAGCACAGCTTTTAAAAACAGCGAAAATATCTACGAAGAGCCTCCGGTGCCAGGCAATCAAATGGGATTTATCTATAGAAACGATGGATCCGGCCCTGGTAGTGCTAACACAGGATTCTTTGTACAGTTCAAACAAGGCACACTGGAATTAGCAGATTTCACAGTGGATGTGCCTACTACCAATGAAAAAATTGCTGTTGATGCAGGCAACATCAACAATGACGATGTGTGGCTGTTTTCCTTGAACTCACAAGGTGCACAACTTGAAGAATGGACTAAAGTTTCATCACTTGTAGGCAACAACATTGCTTATAACAGCGTCACACAAGATATACGTAACATCTATGCTATCGATACTAAAGAAGATGATAATATTGATCTTGTGTTTGCAGACGGTATCTACGGCAATCTGCCACAAGGATCTTTTAGAGTATTTTATAGAGTCAGCAATGGGTTATCTTATACCATATACCCCAACGAATTAAGAGGCATCAACATTTCTGTTTTGTATAGAAATAAAAATAATGTTGAACACACGTTGACCATAGGACTGGCCTTGCAGAGCACTGTGGCTAACTCTGCAGCTTCTGAAGACATAGACAACATTCGTGCTAATGCTCCTGCAGTGTATTATACTCAGAATAGAATGATTACTGCGGAAGATTATAACCTTGCACCATTGTTGGGTTCACAGAATATTGTAAAAATTAAAGCAGTGAATAGAACATCCAGCGGCATTAGTAGAAATTTTGACATAATTGACGCCACTGGAAAATACAGTAGCATCAATATATTTGGAGACGACGGATATCTTTACAAACAAGAAGACGAATCAGTGTTGTCATTTAAATTTGCCAGTAGAATAGATATTATTAACTTCATCAGACGCAGTATAGAGCCAGTGTTTACAGAGGCTGACGTTTATAATTTTTATTTTACAAAATTCGATAAGATATTATTCACAGACGTTAACACTGTGTGGCAGTCTGTTACAAGTACTACAAGTACAGGATATTTTAAAAATGTGGTAGACAATTCTCAACTCAAGGTCGGACCGTATTCTACCAGCAACTTAAAATATGTGTTAGTTAATGCAGCTGTAAAGTTTATTCCGCCTACAGGATTTAAATTTAAAAAGGGAAAATTAGTTGCGACTAACACCAATGATGCTGATCAAACAGATTACATCTGGACAAAAATTGTTAAGATCACTGGAGACGGAACATATGTCAAAGGACTAGGACCGATCACACTCAGCGATCTAGTGCCTACTGGCGCCGTAGCACAACGTATAGTACCAAGATTTGTCAGCGACCTGCCAGTTGCACTTGAAACTGAAATCGTTAATCAGGTGTTTGATAATCAAACTTTTGGATTGAGATACGAGATTACAGAATCTCGATGGAAGTTGATCACTGCTAGTAATTTAAATCTAGTTAATGATTTCACTCTAGGAAAATCCGGAGATACAACCAATACTAACATAGACAGCTCTTGGGTCATTGCTTTTGTCAAACAACCTGATAGCTACAGCGTGAGAATTAGAAAGCAGTCTTATATTTTTGGTAGTGTTCAACAAAATAGATTTTATTTTGACAGCAATGAAAAACAGTACAATGACCAAGTAGGAGCAGTGGTCAAAGATCAGATTTCAGTGCTGGGAATTAATACCAGCAAAGATTTTATCACTGAGCTTAAAGAGGACGTGCCATTTGAAATCAGCGACACGATAAAGTTTGACGACGGCTACGAAAGCACCAACGAAATTAAACTAAGTTTTAGAGACGCCGATGACGATGGCGTTGTTGATAATCCCGAATCGTTTGAAAACATCGTGGGACCAGACCAAGATTTAAATTTTTTATTTTTTCTATCTTCCAACGATGTTTACGGAACAGAAATCAAGTCACTTATAGACAACTCGAATGATTTAATTTTAGTCAGACAAAAAGAAACTGAAATAATGTTTAATGATACCGCAACCTACCCTGATCAGCAATTGATATATTTTTATGACTCTGCTGAAAATATTGTTAAACGAGTAAATCGTACCACTAATACCTTGGACATAGCTAACGAATACACAGCAGTTGTTGGAAGAAGAAATCTTAAATTTCAATATACTCATAATGCTAGTGTAGATAGACGAATCGATCCTTCTACCAGCAATATCATTGATATATATTTGTTGATAAGAAGCTACGATGAAAGTTATAGAATATACCTCGCAGGTGGCACAACAATCGAACCAGTGGCTCCGACTAGCGATGTATTGAGAACTAACTTTGGTACAGCATTATCATCGATCAAATCTATCAGCGATGATATCATATATCATCCTGTGAAATACAAAGTGCTGTTTGGATCTAAAGCAGATCCTAAACTACAGGCAGTGTTTAAGATTGTTAAGAATCAAAATCGTTCAATCAATGACAACGATCTCAAAGTCAGAGTAATCACTGCTATCAATGATTTCTTTGATATCAATAATTGGGACTTCGGTGACCGATTCTATATGGGTGAACTAACCACATATATTTTAAACACAGTAGCTCCAGATCTTGCTAACATTGTGATAGTACCAAAACAAGCTAATCAATCATTCGGCAGTCTGTTTGAAATACAAAGTAGATCCGATGAAATTTTAATTAGCGCAGCCACAGTAGACGACATAGAAATCGTCTCTGCCATTACTGCATCTGAAATAGGTGCCAGTACTAACTCCATAGTATCAACAACTTATTAATATGGCCGATAAATTTCCTAACAGTCAACTACCTATACGCAGATCAGTAGAACTGCTACCAGTAATTTTTCAAACTCCTTCCAATGATAAATTTTTATCTGCGGTAGTCGATCCTTTAATACAACCGGGCGTGTTAGATAAAGTTGTGGGATATATTGGTCGCAGATATGACAAAACATACAACGGTGAAGATGTGTATGTTGATACAGATGCTACTCTACGAAGCAGTTATCAACTTGAACCCGGGGTAATATTTAAAAATCACGATAAAATAGAAAATTTCTACGACTACATTGATGTTAAAAATCAACTGAAGTTTTTTGGAAATACTATAGAAAGAGATGACAAGATAACTAGTCAAACGCACTATACTTGGGATCCTCCTATAGACTGGGACAAGTTCATAAACTATAGAGAATATTATTGGGAGCCACTAGGTCCACGCAGTATTAATATTACAGGTCAGAATGCTAACATCAACAGTACCTATAAGGTAGTATTAGGTACAACTAAAAATTCATTTGTGTTCACGCCAGATGCGTATACCAATAACCCCACACTGACTCTTTATCGAGGACAGACCTACAAATTTAAAGTCAATGCTCCTGCAGAGGGATTCGCAATACGCACCAATTTTGACACCGGATCTCTGTTATTTCAGCCAAGCAGAAGCTATCCACAGAACAGTCTTGTGGTCTATGATTCAAAATTATGGCGAGCAGTTAGAGATGTTACCAGCCTTGATACTAGTTCAATCACTATAGACAGTGAAGATTGGCAATACGTAGAGCCTGCTAGTGA